CGCCCTTGTTGAACAGGACGTCGAGCCACTCGGCCGTCAGGTTCTCGGTGTAGGCGTGGAACTGGGTGCTCGTGCCCAGCTGCCGGATCGCCGAGTTGACGTCGACGCTCATCAGCCAGGACGCCCGCCGCCGGTACTTCTGCGGGAGCGCCTTCCACACCTTGTACGGGTCGGCCGCACCGAACGCGGTGCCGGAGGTGGTGATGGTGACCCGGACGTTGGTGTTGGCCGACAGGGCGGTGAGGATGCCCTTCGGCTCGTTGGTGCCGGACCCGCGGGTGAACTTGTCGACGAGCAGCTCGTCGTAGCCGGCCGACAGCAGCGACGCCATCTCCTCGGCGAACGACGGGTAGTCCTGCCCGACCTCGATCGAGTAGGGGATGAACCCGCGCGCCATGTGCACGGTGACGCTGGGCTGGGCCAGGGTCGGCGCGTTGTCGGTGGTGGCCGCCGCCTCCGTCTGGAACGCCCACGTCACACCGGCCGAGCTGACACCCTTCCACTGGTTGGTGTTGACGGTCACCTGCCGGGCCAGCTGCAGGAACGGGTTGTCCGTCTCCTGGCTGGTAAGGATGATCGACGGGTCGATGAACACCGGGATGCCGAAACCGCCGGCGGTGGTGGTCCATTCGGCCGCCGCCCGGTACTCCTCCCACGCGCGGACCGCGTCGCGCTCCTCGTCATTGAGGAGCAGCTGCGCGTGCGGCTTGGTGACCAGCTGCATCCACGCGTTGCGGTACGCCTCGTTCTCGGTGACCAGGACCCGCCGGGCGATGTCGGGGTCCTTGCGGACCTGCCGCTCGACCTCGCCCTTCTGCTCGGCGGACATGTGCGCGGTCGCGGACCGGTTGTCCAGCCGCCGCAGCGCCATGTCGCGGACCTCCGCGGGCGTCATCCGCCGCACGTCGGCGTACGGGTCGTCGGGGATGCCGCCCAGCCGGGTGTGCTGGATCGCGGTCGGGGTACGCCGCAGCACGTCGTTAATCTTCCGGTGCTCCTCGTACATCTCCTCGGCGCGCGCGTGCACGTCGATGAGGATGTTCAGCGCCTTCTTCTCGGCGTCGTCGAGCTGGCGCAGTTCGTTGGTGTCGGTCTGGTGCAGCTCACGGATCTGCGCCTTGGTGACCTCGATGATCTCCAGGATCTCGTCGGGGGTGCGGCCTCGCAGGTCCTCGACGGTGTAGCGCCTCTGGTCGGTCTTCTCTTCGGGCATTACAGCACTCCAAGTGCACGGAGGACACCCGTCCGGGTGTCGTCGTCGAACGCGGTATGCGACGGGCCGCCGGTTCCGGGCGCCCCGCCTTCGTGCTCACCGCCGCCGGAGCTCCGCGCTCCTGGCTGCCCGGTGAAATCTGTGGCCTGCTCCGGTGGGATGCCGCCGTCCAGCAGGGACCGGACCATCTCGTCCGGCAGGTCGCGGGCCGCGCTGCGCACCGCCGCCTGGAACGCGGTCTGGTCACGCTGGCGAAGCCGCTCGTAGTAGGTGTCGGTGGTGGACCGCACCTGCGCCGACGCCTTGGGGTTCGCGGGGAACGTCACCGGCCCGAACTCCATGACGGTCGCCCTGGTGATGGTCCGCTCGGGGATGCCCTTGGGGTTGTAGCGCGACGGCTTGGGCTCGTCGTCCCACTCCTCGCCCGTCACCCGCATCCGGAACGACGCCCCGTACACCCCGGCGCGCAGACCCGGCAGCAGGTCCCGGTTGTAGGAGGTGTCGAACAACGGCACCTCGTAGTACGGGCCGGACTTCTGCTCCTCCAGCAGGCCGATCGGACCCAGCACCTTGTTGCCGATGGTGTCGAACCCATGATCGAACAGCACCCGCATGTCGGCGAGGTCGGAGGCGATGGTCTCGGCGAACGCTCCCGGGGCGGTCCGCTCCAGGAACCTGCCCTCCCACGCCGAATGGACCTCATACCAGGTGTTGAACACGCTGAAGAAGCCCGTCATGGTGCCCAGCGACTCGTCGCCGTCACCGGCGGCGCGCAGCTCAGGCGTCGCCGACAGGTTCCGCACGACGTCGACGTCCAGCAGCATCAGGAACCTCCGGTGGTAGCGGGCTTGCTCGCGTTGGGCGTGACAGCCCCGGGCGGCTGAAGCTGGACCGACACCATGCCGGTGTGCTGTAGCCGGTTCATGTCCTGGCCGATCACGGCCGCGGTCGCCGAATCGGCGGTGAAACCCTCCCGCACCAGGGCCGTGATGGTGCGGGCCTGGATCTCGGAGATCTCCGCGGCGTCCTTGGCGTCCTCACGCAGCAGCGGCATGTCCGCGGTGTCGAACCACAGCTCCGCGTCCTGCTCGCCCGTCCGCGGGTTGCGCGGCGGGTCCAGGATCGTCTCCAGTGACGACGCCACATCCTGCAGCGACGGGTAGATCCATGAGTCGGCGAAGATGCGGCGGGCCATCGCAAAGTTGCCCGCGTTCAGCGACGAACCCGCCAGGCCCTCGGAAATACCCAGCAGCGGGGCCGGAACTCGACCGAGGAACGAGATCCTGGTCTCGCCAGCTCCTTGGGTCGCCTTGAAGTCCAACTGCTTCAGGTCCGAGCCGACCACGGTGGCGTCCGCGCCGGCCGTCAGATAGAGGGTCCGGTAGGCGTTGGCGATCCCGGTGTGCCGCTCCTCCATCATCTCGACGAGATCATCGAACTGCTGCTTGGTCGTCGCCGGGATGCCCCGCACCACCATCGACGGGGTGGCGCCGTTGGAGAAGAACTGCAATTTGTGCTGGGTGGCCGCCCTGTCGGCCTGAATGTCGGACAGCGCGGCGGTCACCCACGACTGGCCCATACCCGGGCACTCGGGGTCGGGGATCTGCGACCAATGCGCAAACTCGTCCGGCAGCAGCGTCCACGGCTTACTCCGCGACGACCCGATGCCGCCGTTCTGGTACACCAGCCCCAGTAATTCGCCGTCCAGGGCGGTCGCCGCGTCCTCCGGCTCCTGCTCCGACCCGAACACCAGCGCGCACCAGTCGGGGCGCAGCACCCGCAGCCGCCCGGGCTGCCGGGCTACGTACGCGTTCCCCGCCAGGCCCGAATGCCATTCCATCGTCGACAGCAGGTCACCCGTCGTCGCCTTCGGCCACGGCCGCTCCAGCAACCCCAGCTGCTTGTCGCCGAACGTCCGCCGGGGCGTCGACGACCACGGCCGGTTCCGCCAGGTGAACCGGGCCTGGCTGAGCACCAGCGCCCGCACCATCTGAGCCGCGAACGCCGGCGGGCACGCCCGCAGCGCCGCCGCGTACGACGGCAGGGTGGCGGCGACCTTCCCGACCCGGTTTCCCACACTGGTCTGCCCGGTCAGCGGGTAGCTGTGCCCGTTGTAGATCAGCGACAGGGGGTTCAGGTAGTCGGTGATGTACTGGTCGATACCGAAACGCTGCTCGGTACCCATACCGCCACGGCTCGCCTCGCTGATCCGTTCAAGCAGGCCCACGCCGGCCGCCCGCCTGCGCCTCGACCCACCCGAGCCTGACGGCCATCCCCGCCCACACCAGCGCCTGCCACCCCTGGTTCGCCACCCACCCGACCGCGAACAGCGACGTTCGCAGCACGGTGTTCAGTACCCAGCCGATCCCATAGAGGACCGCGGCGATCACCGTCTGCAGGGTGCGGCCGAAACGCACCCGGCGCGCATGTGAGCCGATCTGGTCCAGCGGGACCCGGCCAAGGACGGTCGCCATGTTGCCCCCTATCGCCAAGATCCGAAGAACGGCTGAGCTTCCTTGATGCCGAACACTGCGTGACCGTGCCGCGCCAGCGTCACCGCGACCAGCGGCGTGATGTCCACTCCCTTACGTGACCACGCCCACGCGTCCGCGAGCGGGCGCGTCGTGGCGATGGCCGCAGCCTCATCGAGCGGCGGTTGACCGATGTGGCGGAACTCGCCGTTCTTCACAGCAGAAGCCAGAGCGCCGCACGCCTGCGCATACTCCCGCGTGCCCATGAGGTGCAGCCGCCACTGCCCAGGACCGGGATCGGAGACGAAGCCGCGCTCGTTCAGATCCGGTATCAGCGCCCCCGCGGGGCCGGAGGCGTCCAGCACCAGCACGCACGGCCCATGCCGCCCGGCCAGATCGGTGATGAACTCGACCAGCCTCGCCGTGCCCTGCTGGTGGCGAACCAGCTCGCCGTGCCCGAGGCCATCGAGGCGGCGGCCGGCGACGGCCACGGCCGCATACGCACCGGCCTCATCGGGTGCGACGTCGACCGCGAGCGCTACCGGATTCTCCACCCGGGAACCGCGGTCAAGGCAATCGGGCCATGACGCGGCGATCGGCGAACCAGGCCGTGAGCTATCCCAGACACCCAGCGCCTCACGCATGAAATCAGCGGGGCTCAGCAGCTTCTTGAGCCGCAGGATCGCCTTCTCTGGAGTGCGGGCCGGGAACGACGGGTTGGCGATCCGCCACGCCTCGCGGTCGTCGGGGTCGCAATCGGGTGGCGCCGACAACTCGACGTACAGGACGCCGGGTTCGCTGCCGTCCAGCGCGCCGGCCCGCAACCGCGTGAAAACCTCACTCGGGTCGACCGGCTTGGGCGGTGTCCCCATCAGGATCGTCTGAGGGTTGCGCGCCTGGTTCATCGTCGGCACCAGGTCCGCAAGCGCCTGGTCGGTCAGGATCTGCGCCTCGTCAAGCACCAACCGGCGGACCTTGGTGAAACCGCGGACCGCACCGCGCTCGCGGGCGGCGAACACGATCCGCGACCCGTTGCGGAAGGGGATGCACTCGTTGCCCGCGGCCGTCGTGATGTCGTCGTAGTCGATGTGCTGCCTGAGCCTCGGCGACTTCGCCCAGGCGCGCATCTCGTTGAACGACTCGCGGGCCACCTTGAACCGGTGGGCGGTCCACACCGTGGTCGTGCCGGGGTTGATGATCGAGTCTGCGAAGGTGATGCCGCCCACGTCGAAGGTCTTGCCGACCTGCCGGGGGATCGACATGACCACCGTGTCCGCGGCGTAAGCGCCGTCGGCGTCCTTGGCCAGGATGCACCGGTTCAGGTCGGCCTGCCACGGGTCGAACTCCAGCCCGATCCTCCGGCAGGTCGCCTGCGTCGCCGGGAACGCCGTCGTGACGATCCCTTCCGGAAGCACCAGGTGCCGCGCCTCAGGAAGTAGCCCAGCGCTCATCTGGTGTCGACGCCGCCTCGCCGATGTCATCCGAGCCGGCTTCGGCGTCCAGCGCCTCGACCTCGCGAGCGATCTCCAGCAGGCGCCGCGACAAGGCAGCCAGATCGCGCGGCGGGGTGTTCGGGCTGTCGATGTCGGAGGCGATCCGGGCCCGCAGCGCCACCAGCAGATCCCGCCGCGTGCCCGAGTCGGCCGCGGCCTTTACCGTCTGGGCGCGGCGGCTCGGCTGCGCATCCTGGGGTTCGGTCACGACCTTCAGCGGCGGCTTGGATCGTCGTGTCGCCATAGGTGTCACCCCGATCCCCCAGAAGAAAAATGGTGTGTGTAAAAGTTGAC